ATCCTTGCCTGCCCTTGCAAGGGATCGGCTTCTCAAGCGGTTGGATGTTGTCCAGCACCCATGCGAACCGGCCGGCGCCGTAGTCGCCCCATACGCTTTCGAGTTGATGGGGCGTGAATTGCTCGGTCGGCACGCAGCAAACTATCTCGGCAGTCGCCACGAGTTCGCCGAGCGGGATCTCGTGAAACAGCACGGTCAGGTATCGGCTGCACATGGCCCGCTGCTCTTTGGTCCAGCGCTGAGCCGCGTGGATGGCGACTATGCCGCGGTACTTGGTCGACCAGCCGCGGGTCTCGACGGTCTTTTTGCCGCAGACGATGGCGCTGGCCCAAGGTTGCCAGAGAGATATTGCCCTCACTTGGATACTTCCTTGATAGACGTGGACGACTTGACGACTTCCGTCGCTTCATATTCCAACCGAGAATGCAGCCAATTCAGGGCGCGATTCTGTGCGTCACGATCCAACATCTTGAGCGATTTGTAACACTCGCTTATGACACCAATTTCGGTATCGCCGTAGGTAAGTTCGGGAATCTTGCCGCTCATGACTTCATTTCCTTTGCAGAGGGAGAGCCGTACCCCGGATGCCCGCAGGGCGCGCAAGTTTCAGGATAGTTTCCATGCTTGCAGCGCAGTCCAAGCGGCTGTCGCTTATGCTCGCCAGCCTGGATACTCTCAATCAATCGTCCCATCGTCTCGCTAAGATCCATCATTTCGCGCCACAGCCAATCGATGTTGAACTCCTGCATCTCGCGCGGCAGTTCGGGGTTCACGCTGAAGGCACCCCACCGTTGCGTTTTACCGGCGGCGGCCAGGAACTCGCCGCATTCCTCGATGACGTGCGCCAGCTTCTTGTCGAAGCCGTCCTGTAGATATTTAGGATCGCTCATGCCGCAGCCTCCATATATTCGTCCCATTGAGCGCGAGTAAATTGCCGCACCTTCTGCGATGGCCCAAACCAATGAGCCCAACAGTTCGTGCACACGCGATTGATCCGCCGCACCGGTTTTGTCCAAAAGCCCTTCGGCGATGGGGATACCTTGTCGTAATCCATCACGCAGACGCTGGGCTTCGGGCAGGTGCATTTGATGTCGTTACTCACAGGCTTTTATCATCTGTGACTACCACTGCCGATCATCCCAATCCGTCTCATGCCGTATCGAGAGCGCATATATCAGCACGCACAGCCACGCGAGGAGCACCAGGGGCAGCGTGATCGGGAGCAGCAGCCACTTGGCGGTGTTGCTCACTTCAGTAATCCGCGCTTGTGCAAGGCCGTGAGGGTTCGGCACATCCCCTCTAAATGCATCAGGTCCAATTGCTCGCGCGTAAACGCCGTCTTGCCATCATCGACCGCGTTGTGGCAGTCGGAGCAGGCCCAGGAGCCGACCAAATCGATGGGCTTCATCGCAGTCCCGCAGAGGCCACCGAGCCGGTAGTGGGCCAGGACGGTGGTCTCGGGGTTGAAATTACAGATACCGGGGATTCTGATCATACAATCCATGCCTTTCGCAGCATCGGTAAGCTTGCTCACGCGACAGCCTGCCCGTAGTTCTCATCGCAGTACCGGCTTACTTCCGCTTCCAATTCGTCCGCGCCGATATCCTTCAAGAGCCGACAGCACACGCTCATCATCGCGCCCGAGACTTTGGTAAATTCGACCTCATCCAAGGTGTCATAGTTGATGCTGCGCGGGAGTTTGATAATCTCGCCATCCACTGTGACCAGTTCCTCGACGTGCCCGGCAGCCACAGCGACAGCCTTGCGGAACATCTCGAAGTCCTCATACAGTTCCTGGTTCGCATAGGTGAGATTCAGGAGGGCCATGATCAGTTTGTGGTGCCGGTAGCTGCGCGGCTTCACCACGTCTGACCGATACACCTCGTTCAGTTTGAACTTGCGCGCGACCTCCAAACTCGGCTCATCCGCAGGGACGAAGCCAGAGAGGGTCTTGCGCAGATACATCCTAGCCATCGATAGGAGCCCTTATTTCGAGATACTTACGATAATTCGATTTGCTGATGATTTTCTCTGAGGCTAGACAGTCAAACACCACAGAGAACAGATCCGGGAATTGGCTCAGATCGGCATTGGTCTCGCGCAATTGTGCGGCAATCTCCCATTCCTCCTTGTCTTGATTCAAAATGTCTGTAATGGCGCCAACCCACTTCGCCACATGGGCCGAATCGACTTGAGATGTGTCAGGACGGGGACCTAAGTCCACTGGGCGCACATGCTCCTCAACCTGCTGCCCCTCCATTTCCTCCATGGTCGGAACGCCCCCAAGTTCATCGGGGAACGCCTCGCGCAGCGCTGCGGCTTCCGCGCATTTGGTGAGCATCTGCATGGGCGCCTTCGTCCATCGGGCATTGGCAGTTCCATCTTTCTTGGTCGCCACCACTTCATCGAACCTCACGCGTACCGGATACTCGCCCCGGATATTCGCCACAGGATTCCAGCGATAAACCGTGAAATCACAATACTCAGGTGCCTGTACGCCTCTGCATTCGATCCCAGCGCCGTAAGTTGGGATGGCGTGCCCAAGGTACTGACCGGTTCGATGCGCCGTCGTGCGGTACTCGTAGATGCCTGGAAGCACCACATCCCGCCATACGTAGTTATCGCCCTGTTTCACCTGCATGGCGACGATGTGGCACGGCTTCTTCATTGGATCGAGTTTGCGGGCGAGGCAGTAGTCCCACACCATCAACACCGATTCGCCCGAGGCACCGGGATAAAGATTATTCATCAGCGTTCGCCACTGGCCTTCGCTGATATTCCGGCGAGCGACAGCAGGCGGTAACGCCTTTTCCATCTCAACGACTGCATTCATGAGGTCGGTCCTATTTGGCGTTTGAAGAAGGCGATCTCGTCCGGTAGATCCTCCGCGCGACGCTCCAACTCCTCGCGCAACAGCGCATTCTCGATGCGCAGGTCCCGCACTTGACCGCGCAGCTCGGCGATCTGGATGGAGGCGTGGAGGAGGGTTTCGATGGCGGTCATAGGCATTCACCGAGAATTTCGCGAATCAGTGCGCCGTACTTCTCATCATCGCCCACCGTCTCGCCAATGAGTGCCACTACCCACAAACGATCACCACCCCATTTCGGCGGCATCAAGGTGGCATGCAGCGCTCGATTGCTGCACAGTTCGAGCGGCCCTTTAACGGTCTGCACCAGCCCCGGCGCGGCGGGTTCGATGCGTTTGCCGTGAATGGCTGTGCCGTCTTTCTTGGAACGCCAGAAGCAAATCTTGGCACCCATCGCTTTCAGTTCTTCCAGTCGCGCTCGCTGCGCATCGCTCCATCGGGCTGCGAAATACTGAATGGTCTTCGACCAATAGTAGCCGGAGCCGGAGCCGGAGCCGGAGCCGGAGCCGTCGCCGTCGCCGTAGCCGTAGCCGTCGCCGGAGCCGTCGCCGTAGCCGTAGCCGTCGCCGGAGCCGTAGCCGGAGCCGGAGCCGGAGCCGTCGCCGTAGCCGTAGCCGTAGCCCTCGCCGTAGCCGTAGCCGTCGCCGGAGCCGTAGCCGTCGCCGGAGCCGGAGCCGTCGCCGGAGCCGGAGCCGGAGCCGGAGCCGGAGCCGGAGCCGTCGCCGGAGCCGTAGCCGTAGCCGGAGCCGGAGCCGGGGCCGTAGCCGTCGCCGTCGCCGGAGCCGGAGCCGTAGCCGGAGCCGTAGCCGGAGCCGGAGCCGGAGCCGTTCGCAGTCCAAGCGGGCTGCTCGCCTCTAAGCATCAAGTTTTCCATGTGTCACCATCCACTACGAATCTAACCGCACGACGACTGACGCCAAACTGGACGGCTAATTCAGTAATGCTTTTGTTGGGGAATGACGCGCGAATTTCCCTAGCGGCATTCCAATTGAGTCTTGCCAAAACATTGGCTTCGCCGCGCTTCCCGGCATTGCCCCGTATCCGACCTTTGCTAGCCATGTCTCGCATGTTGTCGGTATCTGTACCGAGGAACAGATGCGCGGGATTCACGCAGCGAGGAACATCGCATGTATGCAGCACGCGCAATCCAGTGGGAATTTGGCCATTGAACGCGATGTAAGAAACCCGGTGCGCCAAGCGCACTTTGCGGCCAGGACCAAAGCGGCCATAGCCCCACCGATTGGTGACATCCCCAATCCAGAGCCAACAGCCATTCGACTCTGGTTTACTTCGTCGCTTAATTAGATACTGATCTTTCATCTCAGCTTGACCAAGGTGCGGATTCCCAAGCTTCGACAGCTTCAGCGGTGCAGGCGGCCACGCTAGTGATATCACGCAATTCCAGATCGGCAGCCGGACCTATGCGAGAACCGGCAACGGGGCCAAAAGTCGCGAGTCCCAGAAAGCCTTTATTGGCGATCGGCCAATAGATGCAATTGCGTGCGGCACGAAGCGAAATGATCGGCCCGTCAGTTTTTTTGGCGTAGCCGAAGAACACGCCGCGGTGACTTGTCGTCACCAGCACTGCGCGCTCGCCGCTGGTCGTTAATTTGGAAGCCATTATTTTTGAACTCCTTTGAAGTCGTTGAAACAATCCCTGCCCACGCTGTAATCGGGGCTGCGCAAGGCGCGCTGTTTGCTCTTCCAGTCGTGGCGAAGGCCCGCGATGAAGGCGATAACGCCGCCCAGGATCAGCAAGCCCCCGATGGTGAGCACGAGCGAGGCAGCCCAAGGCATATCGGGGCTCATGCGCTTACCTCGTCATATTCGTCCTGGCCGCACTTGGAGCAGAAAATCAGGCCGAATTGATTGGCGCGAAAGTCGTGGCCACTCACAACGCACGTCACGGGGATGGGATTGAACGCCTCGCGCTCGAACAGGGAGTCACCCCCGCAGCTCGGGCAGAACTCGTCCTGGACTGCGTCCTCTTCGGGAAACTCGGCGTGGCAGGAATTGCAGCGTAGTTCGATTTGCATATTGCCTTCGTTGAACATGGAAGCAACTCTATACCCAACATTGGGTACAGTCAACCCATTTCTGGGTATACGAGCAATTTATTTTTTATCGGCTACGGATATTTCGTCCGCGAGGTCGTTTCTGGGTTGTGTATACCCAAAGTTGGGTATACCATTTCCGTCCATGAAGCAATCGTTACACGAGTTTGTCATTGCCAGTCTTCAGGCCGCGAAGGGCACATGGCCAACAATCGCGGAAGCAACAGGCGTCTCTAAACGCACCATCGAGAAGGTTGCCAGCGGTG